TTGTTCAGAGTATTCTATATCCATTCCAATTGCAGAGAACCAGTTAGCACCTGTAGGTGTTAAACTTACTCTATGATAACGACCTGCACTTCTTACAGAACATCTATCTTCTTGGTCTGTAGTTTTAGTAGTAGAGTATGTAATAGTATCATCTAGCATTTTACGACTTGCTATTTGTATATTAGCTGATCCATTATCTACAGATGGTCTAATAAGTGTGACTACAGAGTTATAACCATATTCTAGGTCATTTGTATTTAAAGTAGCTGTAGCATTTACACCTGTAAACGTTACAATCTTAGCTTCTCTTACACCGCCAAATAAGAACTTACCACCTTTATAAAGTCTATCATCTAGTGTAGTTGTGATAGTGTCTATTGTTTTAGATGCTGCTGCACTTGCTGCCATATCTATAGCAACACCTGTGCCTGATCCTACACCTGTAGCTGTGAATAATACGCCTACTGTGTTAGCAACTGCACCTATAAGTGTATAGTCTGTAGTGCCTACTGTTCTAATTGTATATTGTTTACCTACTACAAATGAACCTGCTGTTACGTTATAAGCAGAATCTAGTGCATCTAAAGATGTGCCTGAAGTAGCTAATGTAGACAAGAAGTTTACATCTGTATCTGCTTCACACCATTTTTTAGTTTCATAGTTATAGATAAGTAATGAACGACCACCTGATACGTTAGTATAGTTCCAAATCACTAAATTACGTTCTGGGTCAACTGCTGCTGATATAGTATCAATATCGCCAATGTTAGCGTTAGAGTAGAAGTATCTATCTACCTTTTCAGCACCAATACCAATGATGTTTTGACCATCACAAGAATAGAATCCATCGTCTGATAAGAAGTATGTAATACCACCGTATTGTGCAATAGAACCACCTTCTATACAGCCAATGTTTCTTGAAATCGTGTCAAATTGGAAGAATAATGGTGAGCCAATATATGACATACGAACAATGGCTTTTTCTAAGAATACAATACCAAATTCACCACCTGATATACCAGTAATGTCACCACCATCTGGAATATCTTGATAATCTGATTGTGATGCTGGACCTGGTGTAAAATCCGTTGGGTCATTTATATCTGACCATTGAACACGTGAAGGATATGTACCTGCACCTATATTAGCACCTACTACAAAGTCACGAACTACTGTAACGTACTTAGCAACTGGAGCTGCTGCAGATAAGTCTGCAAATAATGATGATGAGTTTACATCATAATATTGTATCTTTTCAGAACCATTAGCAGCAAGTGCATAGTTACCGAATTGAACAAATTGCCATCTATTTGTACCTGTATAACCACCTGATTTAGATACGTCATCTAATGTTAAATCTGTACTATCTAGTTTATACAGTTTAGTAAGACCGCCTGCAAATACAGATACGTCATTATCTACTTTAGTAGCATATACGTTAGTTAAGTTTTCAGATGCACTACCTGAATAGTTTACTGCTGACTTAAATGGACCATATCCTACAGCTAATGGAATGACATTATTAGCTTCTGATACTGCGTCTAGGATAGATGGTTGGTCAGGTAACCAATCTTTAAATGCTATGCGTTGTATAGGCATATTAAGCCTTCATAATATAGCAAAGTGCATAGTATGGAGGTAAGTTAGCATTAGTGCCACTTGAACCTGTTGTGCTATTAGATACTGTAATTCCGCTAGATGAGGATGATGTATTTCCAAAACTAACTGTACCACCAACGCCATTAGTAGTAGCTAATCTATATGAACCTCCGCCTCCACCAAAATCAGATGCCATATTCATAACATGATTATGTTGTGGGTCTGTAACTGTTGCAGTATGAGTATGGCTTACAACAATAGCATCTGCACTACCACCAGTAGCACCTACAGCATAAGTAGAAGTAGCGCCTACTACAAAACGATTACGTAAATCAGGAGTTGAGTTTGTACCATCACATAATAACCAACCACTAGGAATAGAAGCTGAAGAACCTGACCATATGATAATACCGCCACTAGGAATAGCGCTTCCCCATGTAGGAGTGGTGCTACCACCTGCTGATAATAATACTTGACCTGAAGCTCCAGCAGTTCCGTCTAATTGAAATGCACCTGTTACATTTAGAGTTCCAGATGATAATACTTGACCTGAAGCTACTAATGTACCTGCGACTGTAAATGGATCACCACTTGTTCCTGCTTGTTGGTCTTTAAGTAAAGCCATAAGAGAACGTATAGCATTATTTACGTTAGCTGGTGAACATCCTTCAGCAATATTGATATTAGTAATATCGGTATTATCTGCTGCGGTTGCACTAAATTCTGAAATTTTGGTTTTTGCCATTTTTTATCCTTGTCTGAGCCATATATCGTTGCTTGGTGTTACTTCTGTCCATAATTCTGATCCTGCTGTTACTTCTGTCCATGTATCTGTAGATGGTGATATTGCTGACCATACGTCTGTAGATGGTGTTGTATCTGTCCATGTTTCTGTGCCTGGTATAACTGGTGTCCAACCTTCGCCTTGTATAACACCTTTTGCTGTAACTGTGCCTACGCCTTCTACATAAGCATATCCTGCCAATATAGCGTTAGGACTTGCTGTAACAAAGGCAAATGCATCTATATCTGCAACACCTGATACTACATAACCACCTAATGCTGTGACTGTGGCAATTCCTGTGATAGATGCACTATCAAATGTAATTCTATTAGCGTCAGCAGTAACTGTGCTTGTAGCTGTAATACTTGCAGAGTCTGTTCTAGTTCTTTGTGCAGATGCTGTAACTGTAGCATTAGCTGTAATAACACCGTTAGCAGAGAATATGCTATTAGCGTTTGCTGTAACAGTAGCATTACCTGTAATAGAACCAATACCAAACTGTACTCTATTACCATTAGCAGTAACTGTAGCATTTGCTGTAATAGCACCACTACCGAATAATGTCGTATTGGCACTAGCACTTACTGTAGCAGTACAGGTTACATCTGCTATACCATAGATAAATGAGAAACCATCTACAGTTAGTATTGCAGAGCATGAGATACTTGCAACACCTGTACGTTCTCTAGTAGCACTTGCTGATACTGTTCCTGTGCAGTTTACGACTGCATTACCAAATAGTAGCCTATTTCCACTAGCTGTTACAGTAGCATTGCCTGTAATAGCAGCACTAAATGGTAGGATTCTGTAACCTAGTGCAGTAACTGTAGCTGTTGCATTTACACTAGCTGAAGCTAGTAGTGTTTGTCCTCCTGCTAAAGAGCTAAATGGGCTTTGCGAAAAAGCACTTATGCCAAACATTTAGTTCTCCTTATACTGTTACTTCTTCCCAATTAGTAATAGATTCATTCCATTTATAAACTTTACTATCTGTAGGATATGCTACAGGTGCTTCCCATAACCATGTTGTATTGTTAAGTTTCCATGATGGATATGGTTGTGGTGCGTAGAATACGTCATTAGTAGAATCATAAGTATAACCAATACCAGCATAGTTACCTCTTAAAGGTCTGCCTTCTGGATGTTGATTACCATGTGTGTTGTAAGATGTTTGTAACCAAGTTCCTGGACTTGAATCTACAAATGTATCAAAGAATTCTTTTTCTGCAACGATAACTTGTGTAACTTTACCGTCAACTACTTTTGCAAAATGTGACATATTTTTTCCTTATGCAGTATATGAGCCAGAGGCTGTAAATTTAATAATTGTATTAGAACCAGATGTTGTGACTGTAGGGATTCCTGTTGTTGTGCCTGTGTAGTAAAATGTAGGAACTGAAATAATAACTACGCCTGAACCACCATTACCTCCAGTAGCTCCCATACTACCACCACCACCACCGCCTGTATTAGCAGTTCCTGCAGTTCCAGCAGCATTATTACCACCAGCACCTCCCCCACCATTACCTCCTGCACCACCAGTATTAAGATATGCTGAACCACCACCGCCACCAGCATAAAATGTTGCTGAACCAGTAATAGAGTTAGATACCCCTACACCTCCAGCACCTCCAGGACCTGCGTCTGTACCACTACCACTAGCTGAACCATTGCCACCAACAGCTCCAGCACCACCACCCCCTGAAGCAGATGCAAAAGTACTTCCTGGCGTATTTCCTCCAGCAAAACCTTGACCTGATGTACCAGCTCCACCTCCAGCATTATTACCATCACGCCCACAACCACCACCTGAGCCTCCTGCTGCACCACTAGAATTTAAATCACCACCTCCGCCACCACCTGTAGAAGTTAAACTAAATCCTGTAGAATTTGAGCCATTAGTTCCTCTTGTTGAATCTGAATTAGTACCTGCACCACCAGCACCAACAGTAAATGAATATGTTGTTCCACTAGTTAATGTTGTAGTTCCAGATAATAATCCACCAGCACCTCCACCACCGCCACCACCAGCACCACCTGCTGCACCGCCTGCACCAGCAACTATTAAGTAAGAAGCAGTATAAATTGGCGATGTTCCAGCGTTTGACCATATATTATAGGTAGCATTATAAACTTCTAATTGAGCTGTGGTTGTATTGTAGCCTATTGTTCCTGTAGGAGGTGTTGTAGGTCTTGTAGAAGTAGTCCATACACCATTAGTAGATGTCCAACCAGAACCATTATAAACTTCAAAAGCAGATAAAGTAGTATTATATCCTACTTGCCCTGTACTAGGAGCAGAAGGTCTTCCTGCAGTTGTCCATGTAGCATTAGTTATGCCATTTGTACCAGAAATATTTACAGGCATTATACTGTTCCTTTATATATTTTCATCATGCTGTGTAGCTTCCTGAACTATTAAATTGCATAATTGTATTAGAACCTGAAGTAGTAACTGTTGGGCTTCCAGTTGTAGTGCCTGTATAGTTAGCTGTAGGTACTGAAAGAATTACTACACCAGAACCCCCATTACCATTGTCACCACAACCACCTCCTCCTGTGTTGGCTGTTCCACTTGGTGTGCCACTTGCTGAACCACCACCGCCAGTTCCACCAGTTCCTTGTGTAGAATTTCCTTTACCACCACCTCCCCCTGCATATGTAACAGATGTACCAGTAATAGATGAAGCTGAACCATTACCACCATTACCTCCAACATTAGTTGAAGCATTACCACCAACAGCACCAGCACCGCCTCCGCCACCTGATGCTCCACTAGCTGTTGCACCACCTGCATTACCTTGTCCAGATGTACCTGCACCTCCAGTGCCACCAACATTTCCACCACCTGCACCACCTCCAGAACCACCAGCAGCTCCATTTTGAAAAGAGACTGAAGAGCCACCACCACCTCCACCACCAATTGCAGTGGCAATAGAACCAAAAACAGAATTTGAACCACTAGACCCTGTACCTGTGCTTGGAGCAAAAGCACCACCAGCACCAACTGTAACTGAATATGTAGTACCAGATGTTAAGCTAGTTGTGCTTGTTAAATATCCACCAGCTCCACCACCACCACCATAATAATTTCCGCCACCACCGCCACCAGCAACTACCAAATAAGAAACTGTATAAATATTTCCTGCTGTACCTGCATTTACCCATCCACCTACAGTATTATATGCTTCTAGCTGACCTGTAGTTGTGTTATATCTTGTCATTCCATTTACAGGACTCGTTGGTCTTTGTGCTGTAGTTCCTGTAGGTATATATGCTCCACCTGTAGATGAATCAGCTAATACAGTAGTACCACTTGTAGCAGGTAAGGTAATCGTAGTTGTGCCTGATACTGCTGGAGACTCTAATGTAATTGATCCTGAAGTAGAACCGTTGAGGATTAGTTTAGCCATTAAATCATTCCTAATTTATTAGATTCTTGTTGTGCATTATATGCTGCAATCACTTCAGATGTATGTGCTACTCTGCATATATCTTGCACTTGTTGTTCTTGGTCTGAATAGTCTTGACTTGGAGCTATGCACCATCTATGGTAAGTTCTTGAAACTTCATTGCCATTGTCAGTAATAATAGTAGCTTGACGAACTTGCACAGTTCCATTTTCTACAACTTCAATTCTGTCTATTTTTGTTTGTTTATCTAATGACATTTTGTTTGCCCTGTTAAAATCTAATTAAACTAATATAATTTAGTTATACTACATAAAATCCTGAAAAAATAATTCTATTATTTATATTAACATTAGCTGCATTTCCAGCTCTTGCTACTCCAGCATTTGTATATATACTTATAGTTAATGCTCCTCCATCTATAATTAATATATCGCCTGCATTTGTATCAAAACTTCCTTGATATGCTATACAACAAGAACCAAAAGGAGCAGCTGCAGGTAAAAATGGCAAACCTCCAAAAGTAATTCCAGCTGCTGATGCAGTTGCTCCATTTGGGTCTATGTCTATTTCAATAAATACTATTCTTCCAATTTTTGTATATCTACCAGATTGGTTTGTATAACTTGTTGGTCCGCTAGAAAATCCACTTGCAAGAGTTGGAGTAAAAGTACCCTCTTCATAATCATCTAGCGTATTAGCATTTGCACTAGCACTTTGTGTAGCTGGGAATACAATTTGACCACCAGTAAGGTTAATAGTAGGTATTGTAGCTTGAGCTGCAAACGTAGCATTCTGTGCTGTATCTATAGTTAAAGCTGTAGTACCATTATTAGTTTGTAATACTAATGAACCACTATTATCAGGTTGTATTACTACACCATTAGTGGTAGTTGCATTTATAATTGTACTCATACTATCACCCATCTTGATGTTGAAGGCACAGTAACTGTTGCACCACCAGATATAGTAACATCTCCAGCTTCTACAGAGTTATATCCTGTAGGGAAAGTGTAAGATGTACCTATAGTTCCGTTATTAACATTAAGTCCGTTACTAGCTGCAAACTGTGGAGCATAAGCATCACCATTAGCATCTTGGTATGTAGCTTTTTCAGCAGGATAAGTGACAAATACATTCTTTGTACCTGCACTAAAGTTTACTAGAGAACCACTATTACTAGACTCTAATACAGTATCACGAGATAAAGTAGTGCCTGAAGATGTATAAGTACCTAGACCTACTTCCCATTCTGATCCACCTACAATAGCATAGTAAGTAGTATTACCGTTACCGATAACAGAGAATGATTGAAAGCCAGTAACTGCACCACCAAGCGTAAACGTACCTGTGCCTGTGGTAGTAGAACTTTCTTGTACTCTATCCTTGACGACTAACGCCATGAATTATCCTTAAGCTAAAGTAACTGAAAGATTACCAGATGAAATCTTAAAGATGTCACCAGTATCAATTGTTTTAGATGTATCTAAAGGTGTATGGTAAAGTAAGTTAGGTCCTGAAGTAGAATCATTAATACCAATCCAACCTACTGTTCCCCATGAACCAGTTGCTGTTGGGAATGTAACGTCAGCAGAGTTTGTTGTTACACCATTAACTGGTGATCCAAATGTAACTGCTGTTCTAGCATAAGAACCACCTGATACTTCTGTACCACTACCTGCGTCTGTAGGGTCTGAAGTCCATAGTGATACATAAACTGTTGCTGGTGATGTATATGTTGTTGCTCTTAGAGTTGCATTAATAAGTGCATTCTCTAAAAAGTTACTCATTTCTGCCATGATGTTTTTCCTTTATAAATTATCGTGGTGTTACACTTAATGTTGTGTATGAATAGGTTTGTCCAAGATCGCTTTTCTTGATGTTTGCAATTGCTCTATCATACAATGCTGACCATGTTGCAATTCTTGGATCATTGTATAAATATGGTTCTGCTTCTGCTAGAGTTGCGTAAAGTAAAGCGTCTGGGTAGTATGCTAAGAACAAGTTACTAGCTGTTGTGCTAGAAATAAATGTAGGTTGAGCATAGTATAAAATTTGAACTGTATATGATGTATCTTGGCTAGGTGCAAATTGGAACTCTGTACCTAACATAGTAAAGTAGTGTGAACGACCTGATAATGTTGTTTGACCATTACGGAAGAATAGATCAGGTGTTTGGAACTCTAATAGAATTGGAGGATTGCCTTGCAAGTGCATCTCTCTTAACTCTAAGAAATCAGATGGGAACGCTACTTTGTTATCACTTGGGCTAGTCGTTGCAACCTTTAACATTCTTTCTGTTCTTAAATCACGACTCATTCTTAACTGTGCCATCTGAACGAAGTCAGGTATAACACTTGTCAAGTCATTACGAGCTAAGTAGCTTTCTACTGTTGCTGTAAACGCACTATAATTTGTCAAAGCCATCTAATTGTCCTTTTAATCTTTCCCAGCATTTGTCCATTTCGTCTCTATGCCATTCAGCACTTGCTAATGAACGTAACCATTCAGTTCTATCTGGGTATTTTAAGTTTTCTATATCTTGAATTTTGTTTGAAATAGGTATCGCTGGACTATATTCTGAAACAATCACCGGAATACCATAAATACTTGCTTGTACATCTGCTACGCTACCAAAACTTACAACAACATGAGCATTTTTTACAGCTTGGTTAAAGTCACCTTCACCTTTA